ACATATGGTGATTTTAGTTGAGAAAGAGGAGTGATTTTATGTATTAAGTAGGAAGGTAAAAGACATGAGTGAATTAGAAACAATTATAAAATTTTTATCTCAACATGGAAGTGCATTGATAGTTTTTATCTTTGCACTTCTGTTGTTTTTAGATAAATTTTTTGGCACTGTAAGCAACTTGATTGAGAGATTTGGGATTGAAACAAAAGCAACTCTGGAACGCAAGCATCAGAAAGAAGTTATTGAAAAGCAGGAAGAGATAATCCGACAACATACTAAAACATTAGCCAAGTTAACAGAGATACTTGATAACCAGAATAAGAATGTTCAAGAGATCAAGAAAATGGTTAGCGAACAAGCAGAAATGTTAAGTGAACAAAGGGTCAATATGAATAGATTATTCCAACACACTGCTGAATTAGCTCAGAAATTAGATGATGCCTGTGGTACTGATACAGCATTAGTAAACGGAGTTGCCGCACTATTAAGAGACAGAATCAAACAGGCTCATAAATACTATAAAGATAAAGGTGGAATCTCGCCTACAGGACTAGAGAACATCGAAGCTATTTATGTAGTTTATCACGATCAGTTACATCAAAATGGTGTCGGAGAAAAAATGTATAACGAAATCAAAGCATTGCCTATCAAGAGTGAAGAAACATTCTGATAGGTCTTTTTAATTGCAAAGGAGGATTACATTATGAACAAATTTAAAGAATTTTTAGCAAGCATTAACTGGAGTGAAGTTAAACCACATACTGTTGTGAGCTTGATTTTACAGGTGTTAGCGTGGGTCAATATGGGATTAACTGCGGCAGGCAAACCAGTGATTGACGTACATGAAGATGTGATTAACCAGATTGTAGGTTGGGTATTTGTATTTGGTACTTCTGCTTATGGCAACTGGAAGAATCATAGTTTTACTTGGTTTGCACAGACAGGAGATAAGATTGCTTACGCATTACGTGATGGTAGATTAACTGCTGATGAAATTGATCAGATCATGAAAAAGGTTGCAGATAAAGACGTAATTGTAAAGGTTGATAAGGATTTATTTGAAAAAGAATTAGATGATGTTGCAGAAGGTAAAGAGTCTGACGACATTGTTGGATAATTTGCTAAGTGAGTAATTAGTAATTGAATAATTAGTTATTTGGAGCAGTCTCTGTTATGGTGACTGCTCTTTTTAAATAAAGGAAAGGAAGTTTGATATTTATGGCATTAAAATTCAAAACAAGAACGGCAAAGAGCGTGAGCTACGGAAGTAAACGTAGCACGAGTTCTATTAAGTTTATTGTAATCCATTTCACAGGTGGGGAGAAAGATAGTGCAAAGAATAACGCAGATTATTTTGCTACTGGTAACACTAGATCTGCTGGCGCACATTATTTTATTGATGATGAAGATATTGTATGGAAATCTGTTCCTGTTAACAGAATAGCATGGGCGGTTGGAGGTTTCTTCACTCAAGCAAATGGGGCAGGAAAATATTATAAAAACTGCACAAACGCAAACAGTCTGAGTATTGAAATGGCAGGTGTAGCTAATGGCGTTTCTAAAAAGACATACAATAATGCTGTTGCATTAACAAAAAAACTAATGAAAAAATATAATATCCCTGCTAGTCATGTTATTCGTCATTGGGACACAAATGGGAAACGGTGCCCAGAACCTTGGTGTGGAAAAAATAATAAACAGTGGGCTAAATTCAAAGCAGACATTTCTGGTTCTACAGTAGTAAAACCAAAAGCATCTTCTAAGTTCAAATCATACAAAGTGAAAGTAACTGCTTCTGCTCTTAACATCCGTAAGACTGCTTCTACTTCAGGTGCTAGAGTAGGATTATATAAGAAGGGAACAACGGTAACAATCAAAGCCGTCAAAAACGGTTGGGGTAAAACAAGTAAAGGTTGGATTAAACTGTCTTATACAAAGAAATGCTAAGTGGTATGAAAAAATATGAGAAACAGTTATGATTGATCTGGCGATCAGTCGGTATTTTCTTTATTGGTTTTCTTTGTCACTGATAAAGAAATGTTACTCTCTGCTGCGGAGAGGGTAAATATGAGCAGAATAAAAATTTAAGGGTACATCAGATTAATTTCTGGTGTACCCTATTTTTTTACGATTTTAGAACATTGAGTTCTGTTGTTCGAGTGCTACTAATAATGCACCCATTGTCATTGGTTTGATCTTTTCTCCATCTTGAAGTTCTGATTGGTCTATTGGAGAATCTTCATTAATGAAGTCGTAATTTGTGTAAACTGTTACTCCGTCAATCTCTTTGTACCAAACTGCTACAATATAGTCATTTCCAAATTCTAAAATATCTTGTTTTAGATCTGCTATAAGCTCTGAGCTTTCATAGATAATATGAGTGTTATTTTGATTAATTAATGCCATATTGTTTCTCCGTTCTGATACTTTACGCTTTTATGGTGTAACTTCTCTTCCATGTAGGAACTTTCTCAGATGCATATTGTGCGCCCATAATATAATTCAAATAATCTTCATCAACTTTTGCAATTTTCCTTTTCATATGATCGTCATTGTATGAAAATGCATAAAGCATCATCCCGTGTAAAATCTTATCACCAGGGAATACATGCTGTGATGATTCATGTCTCATAAACCTATTAGCTTTTTGATACTCATTCATAACATTTTTGCGAATATTGGTCATGCATGTCATATTTGCATGTTGTTCGATAGATGTGAGAATCATAGGATATGGCTTCTTTAACCGTGTGCTGATTAATTGAAAAGCACAATTCAAAAAACCGAGAGACCATAATACTTTCTCTCGGTCTGTTGCTTCTGGTTCCTCGTCAATCTTACCACCTAACTTCATGTGTTCATAAAATTCATCTCTTTCTTTTTTATCTGAATAAAACATTGTATAACTCCTTTTCTGTGTGAATTGATAGTTATACGCCTTGCGTTACGGTTTAAATTAAGAAATAAACTAATTTCATTTCTTTTATAGGTTTCAAAACATCCTATGTTACGGTTTAATTAAAGAAAAGTAATATTATCTCTTCTTATATAAATTTCAAAACACCATGTGTTGTGGTTGATAAAATTGTAGTTTTATGTGCA